TCACTGAATGAACAATTGAACTCGCAATATCAATCAGCTGCTCAATGAAATCTTCATTCTGCAACTTTTCAAGTTTCAGCCAGGCAGACACCTGATCTACTGTTATGATTCTTCTCATTTTATGCAACTCACTTTATTAATTTCGATACAAGACTCAAGATAAGATCAGCAGCTTTCTCTGGAGAGTGAATATACAATAAAAATGCTGCAATCAAGATGAATAAATACTTGGCTGCGGATGCAAATCGAACGAAATACATCCATTTCTTAGATCCTGTGTTGTTTTTTAATTTTGCAACTGCTTCGCTTATCTCTCTGTTTATTTTCCCAAGATGTGCAAAAAGATTCTGGAAATTCTGTCTGTCGTCTTCTCTCATCTGTTTTAATAGCAATGTTCTTTTGTCAATTGCATTGTATTTCCTATTCAGAATATTAATCTTCTCGTGAACTTCATCGAATTTCTGATCAGACACTTAAACTCCAGGCTTCATTGCTGTAAGCATTTCTTTCATCTCTGAAAATTGAATCAGATATGCTTCGTGCATGTTGAAGAAATAGATCTGATCATTGGCTATTCTTTTTGCCAATTCATTAATCTCTTTAGAGATATTAAAAAATTCCTTATTGATTTTCTTTGTTTCGTCTGTGTTGGATGTAATTTCTTTTTTGATGCAAACCAATTCTGAATATAGTGATTTGAGTGCTTGTGTAAATTCATGGTGTATCTGGCAATTTTTTATTTTATGCTTCAAATTTGCTTTGCTTAAATCTTCTCTTGCAATAACATCCAAAATGCCGAACTTCGTGCGTATAAAATGCTCTGTGTTATTGCTTTTCTTGTCTGAAATTAAAAGCATTGGCGTCTCCGTTGTTAATTCGATGAAACATTCATCGAACTTGTTTGCACTATTATACATTTCTTTGTCAAGCAATATGAAATCGAAATGTAAATTGCTTCTAAAAAAATTGCATCCAGCAGAAATACTTTCAGCATGAATGATATCAATACTCTCTTCAGCAAGAAAGTGATTTATTAACTGCATGTTTCTATCGTCATTGCCAATCAGCAAAATGGTGAATTTATTATTGCCGAAATTCATTTTACTCCAGGATGAAATTTTGATTTATAATTTTGACATCAGAAAACAATCCAGATGAAGCTGAAATTTTGACCTTGTAAAAACCTTTAGTCCATGTTTCTTCTGTTTGAATTACATAATAAAATTTCCCTGTGTCCGACTTAAATAAATCCTGCTGATTAATTTTTAAAGTTTCATTTTTGTCCCAAACCGAAATCTTATAAGTATCTGGATCGTAAAAAACATCATCAGAAAAAGGAATTGCTTGCTTGAATTCAACTTCAATAAGGATTGCTGCTCCTGCATTATATTTCGTTGCCATATTCATCTCTCTTATTCACATTTTAATTAATTAATCTTTCTCCGGATTCTCTCTTCTCTTCTCGAACGTCTGAAATTATATGCTCTGAATTTCTTGCTTCTATCAAAAAATATTTCCTGTTCGAATAAAAACATCCAAGATGTGCAAAATTTCTGCTCTGATTAAAAACATAAGATTTGTTTGATATGCCACTCTGAAACTTATTCCTGGAAAATTCACTGTGAATTATATAAAATTCACGATCTTCTATTGATGTTCTGACCAGTTGTATAAATTCAGATTCATAAATTTCGTCAGAAATTGAAATCGATAAATCGCCAATTCCAATGTTATGAAATTCTGAAATGGAAATAAAATCAGAAACCAAGTCAACGGAAATATCCAACAGGAAATTTGGTTGATCAGCGATGATAATTGAATCTAAAGCAGACAAATACAAATCTGATACGATAGGAATGTAAATCTGTGGAAAATCTGAAGTTGCAATCAAATCAGAAGATGAAATGTTTATCAGATTTGCAGAAATATCAGAGCCATCAGAAAAAGACACGAAATCAGAAATATCAAGATATAAATCTAAAGAAATCAGTTGAATACTTGAAAACTCGTCAATTGAAATCGAATCAGAAACAAAACTTTCTAAGTGAGTCTCTGTTGACGTGATAAAATCTGAAATCGTATAAAAATCAAATCTATCAATCAGCAAATCAGAAAATAAAACAGAAGCATAATCTGTCATTAATGTGCTATCTGAAACTGAAAGATAAAGATCAGAGCCGAAAGGAATAAACACTGTCGTGCTGTCTGAAATTAAAAGATCATCGAAAGATGATATGTTTGCATCAGCAGATAATGCTTGAACTGAATCAAATATTTGAACAGGATCGAAAGACTCTAAATTCATCCCATCCTGAAGCACATTAATTGAATCAGCAATTCCAACAGAATCAGAAACGAATGTCTGGCAATCGCTCTGAACCAAAACAGGAAAATCAGAAACTGGAATTATATCAACTGTCTGGATCTGGTGATTATCAACTGCTTGATCAATAAACTCAACAATTCCAGCTTCTTCGTGTAAAACAATACCCAAAGAATCTTGAAGTGTCTGATTGTGGTCTGTTACGATTATTAATTCATAAGCTGAAGCATCCAAATCTAAAATTGCATCTTGAACTTGAATGTTTAAATATTCAGAAGCTGAAATTGGATCGGAAGATATCAGAGATAATGCCAAAGGAATTAAAACAGATAAAGATTCTGATAAATTCATGGAATCAGATGCTGAAACAGATAAGTCTCCACCTCCAGAAAGTGTGTAGGTGCCATAAATCAATACCGCTCTTGTGGTGTATGATGCGCCACTGACCCATGGATTGGGCAAGGTGTAATCTGCTGCGCTTGAATATTGCCATTTCGTAGTTACAGGTGCGCTTAGTCCCCAATTCGCCTTGTCACCCATGCCAAGAGCAACAAGCCAATAAGTGCCAGCAGTCAGAACAGATGAAAAACCAGATATTGTTCGCCATACCAACGTTCCAGGTGCAGAGCCTAAATTATGTGATTCAATTAGATTAAGAGGTGCATCATTGATTGCATCATGACTGTATATTGCAAGGTGCAGGTCGGTTAAAGCACGGTTGCCTGTGTAAACAGAAATTGAATTCAGTGTTCCATCTTCAACCAAAGTCACTTTTTGGGCAATTGCTTTCCTGCTCGAACCAGTTGCAGAATCTAAAGCTACATTGTACCCAAATTCAGCCATCTTAAATCCTTTGCTCTGATGGAAGGATGAATTTCAAATGCTCACCTTGTGACGGATATTGAATCCCATTTTGGTCGATGTGCGTGCAAGAAATGCTTGTATCAATCAAAAATGGATTGTCTTGATCGGAAACTTCGTAACCAAGCTTCTGGATAATTTTATTTTCAATTATCCGATCACACCATTCAAGATCTTCCGTTCCAATTCCCTTCATCCACTCATTTACTTCCGGATCAAAATATTCAAATCCAGGTGTGATAAATATTCTTTTGATTTTCTGACCATTGACAACATATTCATCTGAAATTTTTGCAAGCTCTCTGATTATGTTAACATTAATCAGTGTGCAACCCATCGGCAATCCATCAACAAAAACTTTATCTCCAAAATACCAATTTGAGAAATAAGAATTCCCTCTGCCTCTATAAATTAAAGGCTCTGATGGCACCGAACGAGTGAAATATAATCCAGAAACAACAGGGAATCGATTCTCCATCATATAATCATTCATCTTTATCAAAGTTCCTGGAGGCAAAATGGTATCGTGATCAATAAAAAAAATCCATTCAAAATTCTGCTTGATTGCCAAATCGCAAATGACATTGCGTGCCTCTGCCACAAGGAAATCAATTGGAGAGAATGGATTAAGCCATTGAATCATGTCAACTTGTGACCAATTTGCAGGAATTGTTTGGCCATAACGAGCAAGAACCCATTCCATTCTCACTGTACCAGTCGTCGGAATGCCAACCAAAACTCTTTTGCTGTATTTGATTTTCGATCGGATAAGACCTATCGGATTAATTTCCATCGTCTTCTCTCCTCTTAATCAGAATCACATTCATGTTTCCATTATTTTGCCAAATTGGATATCCAGATTTAATTCTCCATGGCTTCGGCTTGTAAATCCCATACAAAGGGAAATCTGGATCGAAATATTGCCAAGTTGCTTCATTCGCAGGATTCTTGTGAGTTGGATCCTGAATGAAACCATACGACCAGCCATAAGGCATGGCAATCAAAAGTTCGCAGTCAGGCTTCAGCAACCTCCACCATTCGTTCATTATGTCTATTGTTTTCGAAGGATCAAGATGCTCATAAATGTGAGATGCCAAAATAGTGTTGCAACTTTCACTTGGCAAAGGATAAGGAAGGATTTCAAGATCATGTACTATATCAACCGAGGAAAGTTTTCTTCTGTCCATTCCAATGAAATTCGGCTGCTTGAAATCTCCGCAACCAACATCAAGAAGGATTCCGCCTTTGGTCTGAATCAAATCAATTATATTCAATAAATCCATATACACTCCAGGTGTTAACAAAAATCAACTGAATCTTAATTCATATGTGACATTTACATTTTGGTTTGTATTGCATGAAGAGCTTGCAAAAGTATTCCCAGCCAAAAGACTTGCAGCTGAAAGATTAGCGAAAAGACCAATATTTGAAATATTTGCTGCACCAGCCATGAAAGAATTTGAACTTGCAAAAACTGCTGTGAATCTTGCAGTTTTGGAAGCTATGTCAGCAAAAACAACTGCTTGTCTGGCTGAAACCTCTCCTGCTAATGAAACATCACCAGCTGCTGGCATACCACCTGATCCCAAAGATAGATGAGTTGCCTGTTTCGAATTAGCACCTGCTCCGATAAGATTGACAATAGATTGGAAACCCATGTTTGTGATCTGATTCGGTAAGAATCCAGAATCTCCGATGATTTTGCCATCTTCTTCGATCTGAATTCTAAAAAAACCTTTAACCGAAATTGAACTCTGTGCTTTATCCATGGCAGCCTCCTCTGATTTAGCTTTCAACTTCAGCTTGATTTTCAACTTCATCTTTGCCTTTCACTTCTTTGAATCTGTCAGGATAATCTTGCAGCAATCGTTTTGCTTCTTCATCTCCAAATTGATATACCTTTCCAGGCTCAACAACCATTGATTCCAAAACAAGATTCCCTCTGATAACACCACAGTTCTGAAATTTTAACTTTTTCATCACATCTCCTTATTAGAAAATGGAGCCGAGCACTGTGTGGAAAATGCTCAGCTCCATCCGGATTCACCCAACCAGGAAGAATTCAACTAAACTGTTTTCACATTGAAACCAGCAACAACCTGTGGATTTGCAGCAAGAGTTGCATTGTACGGATCAACAAAATCAACACGTCTTTTTGCGACCAGCTTGATTTGATCGGTTTCAATATCAAGTTCTGAATTCAATGTGATGCCTCCACGATATCCCAACATGAAAGATGGACGATGGACGTACAGTAGCGAAGACCGATTCACCGTCACGCCATCATACACACCAGAAGCATTCAAATCAGACTCAAGATATTCAGATACCAGAACTGGAGTGCCTGCATATTTGAACAACTCACCAGCCAGGACTGTTGCATTTGCTCCGTATTTCTCCAAGGTCATCACATTCGTCAGCGTGAATAAGGCTTTCAGGTAAGTGTTTACACTCAAAATCCAAGCTCCATCAGAAGGCATCACGCCATACTTCAGAGCCAATTGGCGAACATTTCCCATCAGAGTATCAGTCGGATCAGCATTTGAAAAATCCTTTTTGGTCGTTCCTGCATTGTTCAATGCAAAATAACGGAGACCATCAAATGCAAGACGTGGGTTGGTGGCATTGGTAAATCTCTTTGCAGCTGCTGTGCAATCCATGTGGAGAGCAGCAGTTGTTTTCTGACCATTTATCATCGCCTGTTCAAGAGCACGTCCAATTGCTTTGCCAAGTTCCGAAGTGACAAAATCACGCATCGAAATGATGGCATCTTCATTGATCTCTTCAGAGAACAAAACACGTCCGGCAAGTTTTATGGCATTGAAAGACGGAGACGAAGTCCCAGGTGTTGATGCTGCAATTTTCGTTCCATCATCAGCTGTGTTTTCTGTTATTAAATAACCTTCTGCATTGCTGATCTGAACAGGCATCTTGTATGGATTCGTCGGAAGCTGAACTGCATTGAACAAAGAAGCAACTCGCAACTGCAACTCCACAGAAGCAAGCAACTGAGTGCTAAATCCTGTTGGAATCCATTCTGCACCTTGCCCTGTATTTGCTATTGCCATTGCTTTCCGAAGATCAGAATCTTTTGCCAAGAAACGATGAATATCTTTATAGATTTCAGTTTCCCGATAAGCGGAAAGAAAGTCCTGACGATAACCTTTCTTCTGATTTGCCAAATACAACATCGTTGCAATCAAATGCGCATCATCATTCATGCGTTTGAATTCTTCGATTTTGGCAGAAATTTCTTCGCCATAACGAGCAGCGATGGATTTTTGGCTGGACAGAATTTTGGATTCCTGAACAAGCAAACGCTCTTTCAAAGTCAACTCATCAACAGATTTCTCACCAAACTTCTCAACTTCAAAAAGTTTGCTTTTTTCATACTCTGCATCAAATTCGCTTTTCCGCTTTGCAGTAAGCTCTTCTGAAACTTTAATCTGATCTTTGACCATGGCTTCAACTTTCGTTTTCACCAAAGCATCAAGATTGTCGAAATCATCAATGCCATCAGCTTTCTGCTTTTTTACCTCCGAAGAAATTTTGGCAGAAATTGATTTGATCAACTCTTCATTCTCTTTCAAAAAATCATTATCCATGGTAATCTCCTTCAATTGTTAAATATCTTTGAATGTTCTTTTTGCTATTTCGCCAGCAATCTGAATTATCTGCTCTGTTTGTTCTTTCGTGAACTTTTTTCCATCTTGTGGATTCGATAGATTTTTCTCATTGCTTGCTCGAAATTCAGGAGCAACTTTCCCATTCTTTTCGTAAACTTTCGCTAAAGTTAAATAATGGCTCTGCTTTATGAAAACTAAAAATTCAGGATCATCAGATAAAATTTTCTGCATCTGATCAACTGCTTCATCAAGTGTCAGCGATGCTTTTTTCAGATCAGAATATTCTCTGATCTCTTTGGTAATCAGAGAAACTATCTTTTCGCTGAGAACATCTTTCAGAGGCATGTCAGAAAGAAATCCGTCCGAAAATCCAGAAATTCCTTTCGAATCAGGAAAAATTGAAAGAACTTTCTCTGAAAAAGAAATGTCTACTTGAGAATTCAAATAACTTTTCAGCAAATCTTCATCAGATAAATTGTCATCAGTTCTCCACATACTGATAGAGTAAATTTTATCCATCGCTACATTCATCGGTGGATGGAAGGTTACATCAACAATGTTGAGAGATTTGCCAGCATAAGGATGTTTCACTTCCGACATTCCTTCATCTGAACATTCAAGCAAAATCGCATCTTCCGGAATTTGTTTTTTATAAGCATGAAAAACTGCAATGCTTTCTTTCTGAACTGCTGATTCAGAGCTTTCGGCTTTTTGGCTGACTGAAATTTGTTTAACATAAATCTCTTGACTTTGAGAAAGTTCTGCTTTGTAAAAATCGGGATCACTAAATTTTGCAATCTCACCAGCAAATTGTTTCTGAATAGAAATTTCACCTTCCAGTTCTTCCAGATATTTTTGGTTCTGTGATAATGCTTCAGGATTTGCCGGAATAGGTGCAGCAGAAAATTCAAGCAATTGAGATTTGGATATTGTATGGCCTTTCTGTCCTTGCATAAAAGGAGGCTTTAATTCTTTTGCAATAAACCGAATTGATCCAGCATTCAGATATCCTTTTTTGTATTTGTGATAAACCATCGCAGCGAAAGGATCATTCATGTCGAATTCAACATCTGCTTTAAGCTCTTCTGATGATTGACTGATTGTATCAATCAAAATCTTACCAAGAGGAGGACGAGTTTTGAAATCATGCGCCCATAAAAAAACAGGATTTTGTTTGAATTCTTCCAAATCAATTCCATCAGGCAAAACAACTTCACTATCTCTATCAACAGTTTTGGTTGTCAAAACAAAAGGAATAATTCCGTCTTTCGATTCTTTAAGAGCTTTCGAATTAACAAGTCCTAAAATTTTAATTGAATTCATCTCTGCCTCTCTTTATATACCTTGCTGAATCATTTGTGGCGTGATTCTATATGGTGTAAGCACACATCTTTCATTATAATCCTGCGGATACAACATTCCGCTTCCATCATTTAAAATAAATTCACTATCAACCGGAACAACTTGGCCGTCTATCAAGTGATTCTCTCTCACTCTTTCATCTCTACTGGTGATCCACATTTTTCCTTCAACTCCAGATTGCCTTGTTCCTTCCAAGATACCCAAATTCGATGCTCCATAACTTTCTGTCCGAGCAATTAATTTCGCTCGATTTAAAGAAACCTCGTCAAACCATGAAGATATCGACTCTGCTTTTGCTGCAACAGATAATTGCGCTGCTTCTGCTTCTTCCAACAATCTTTTTATTCTAACAGCAGTTGTATTGTTTGAAAATTTACTAAATTCCTGCACTCGTCTTCCAATTTCTGCTCTGACTGAAGGCATCGACATGTCCATCTTCCGACCTGGAGAATATTCATCCAACACTTGCTGAGCAAAAGCAGAGACAATTAATTTGATCTCAGGATCTGCTTTTTCACTAAAAATAGCTTCCCATTTGCGCACATCGAAAACAACTCCGTCTGTCTGTATGATTGTTTTCCCTGTCTGCTTTTTTATGTTCTGAACCACTTCTTTCTTCTGCTGTTGAAATAAATCCATCATCATTCGCTCGAAATCGCTTTCATAAGGATCGACTTGCTTTATTCTCTTGTTCCAAATTTTAGTCCTCTCCTCTTCTGTTCCTACACTCTGTGCTTCTATGAAAAATTTCTGATTTGGATCTTGGGATGGAATAGGCTTTATTGAAATAGGAGAATCAAACAACTTATCAGCAAAAGGAATTTTCCCGAAAACATCTGCACGCATTTCATTTGGTGTCAACACTCCCAGTGTTATCCCGATTTGATAATCTTTAACCTTTGCTGATCTGTCTTCTTTCAGAGCTTCAATGTCTTTAGTCACAAACTTAAAAAATACAGATCCGTCCACTCTGGAACTTTTAAATCTTGGCAATAGAAAATCATTGATCAGACTCTCTATCCTCGATATTTCAGGGATAATCGTTTCAGTCCAGAACTTCCGTCTGGCAAATTTAGAATTTTCATAAGTCATATTTCCAATGCCAAGCATTTCAGGAGGCACGCCATAAATCATGCAAATATTTTCGCGATTTGTACTTCTCAAATTCGAAAATTCTGCATCAGACAGTGACATATTATTCAAAGCTGTAAACTCAAGACCTGAATGCAAAACAGCAACTCTGTGCATATTTTTAGAACCTGAATAAAGTTTCTCGAAATCTTTCTTCAGTCTTTCAGCTTCACTTGACTGCAATTCTTGTTGTGTTTGCAAAATGCCAGATAATTTCATGCCATTTTTGAAAAAACCTTTATTAAAATCCACAGCATAGAAATCAGACTCCAAAGAATGGCGAGAAGCTCGCAAAGGAGATAATCCACGCAAAGCTGAATATGGATTGAAATTTTTAGAAAAGAAAACATCATCTCTGCTGAAGATGAAAGTTTTCCCGTTGACCATTCGTTTGAATTCTAAAATCAAATTTTCAGGATCACCTACAACTTCAACCTCTTCGGATCTCCAATCAGCAAATAATTGGATTGGCTCTCCTGATTTGTTGGCTACAATTTCCCAGAACAATTCTCCTTGAAGCAGATTCCGAGAAATTGATTCAACCCAGAAATCAAAACTTGTTTGATATTTATTCGGATTTTTGAAAACAGGAAATTGATCTGTAATATCGATGTCGTCATCATCATTCTTTTTACGATAGAAAATTTTTCTTGGCAGAGATGCAATTGATGTAGCTATCAAATAAATTGATCTGTAAACATATTCAAGATTCTCGTAAATTCGATTCAGATTTTCTGGATCGCCATAACTATGCTCAGAATTTGCTGAAATCTGACTAATCAATTGCTGAGTTCCAGCTGATACTTTATTCATCCCGTGATTGCTCTGAATATCTCTGATGAATTGAAACATCTATAATCCTAAATTATTTACCACAAAAATTGCCATAACAAAAACAAAAGAGAAGGCAATCACTGCCAAAACAAAAATGAAAAACAAAAACCCATACCACCATAGAAATTTCTTTGTCTTGTCTGTTATTTTTGCAATTGCTTCGCTGCTTGTTTGCATCCAAAAAACGGAAGCAAGAATTCCACCCAAGCAAAACAAGATAAACAAAACAAAGAACACTATTCCAATAGCCAAGTTTTCCATGAAACTTCCTTTTTCTTAAATATAAAACCGAGTATTTGTTTTTGAAATTTTTTTTTATCGATACGAATCTTGCATCTTTATTTTAGAACAACCAGCTCAATATTCGTAAAATTATCAATGCAAGAAATAGACATTACAGTTGCATATCGAGCTGTAAAATTCAAGAAGTCAGATTCAGCAATTATTTCCGAAAGTCTGAAATTGTAAATGAATCTGTCTGCTTTCTCTGTCTCTGAGTGTTCAATTATCTCTCCGAATTCAGAAATAGAAAAATAAAAATCAATAGCAGCAATTTCATAAGTCGAAAGTTTGCCAGTCATAACATTCCTCTTTCTGTGCTTTCTTAAAACATCTTTGTTTCATATCACAATTGACGGAGTTCTTTCATCCCAAAAAACTTGGACAACTGCATCGCCTTCGTCTGTTGATTTTCCAATTCTCTTTTTTATTTCCTCTTTGCTTTCAACTTGTATTTTACCGCTTGAAGTGACTTTCCATTTCGGTGCTGACAGATCTCCAATCAACCCTGGATCATCTGGCAAAGCAATTTTGCTATCTTCTTCCATTAACAATTCTCTAAGATTCCACCAGGCAGCAGACCTGATGTTAACAAATCCAAATTCTTTAGACTTATCAAGACGATCTGTTTTCCCAGCTGCATTAAAAGCAACAACTTTCCTTCCTTGCTCTTTCAATCTATCAAAAACACCAGCTCCGATACCAATTACATCAACCTTTATTTTCATCGACTTATTGCGATTAGAAAATCCCATTGCTTTGCCAACAGTCTGCATTGTATCTAATCCCTGATATTTCTCCAAATCTTTAATCACCCAACCGGATCGAAATGCAAAAACAGTCTTATCATCCCCAAATCTTGCCACATCCAAACCGAGTTGATCTGTCAAAAGACTTGGCCTTGCTTTTGTATCTTTCCAGCGTGCAACTGCAGCATCTATATACTTCAACGGAATCATTGAATCCTCTTCTTGCTGAGCAAATTCCCCAAGAACTCTATTCTGGAAAAGCACAGAGCCTTCTCCCCATTGCTCTTTCCTGCTCTGAACCCATTGCATTGAAACTCTATTCTCTTCAACAACTTCGTCCAATTTTATGTGATGAACCCACCAATCTGAATACTGACTCCTCTTTGTGTGGAGATCGTAAAATCGACCGAAAGGCTCTCCAGGTGTAGAAATTGCAAGAATGAATGCTTCTCCAAAAGTATCTGCTCCTGCTGTAGAAAATGCACCTTCTGCAGCATCAAATATATCATCTGGAATTGCTTTCGCCTCGTCGAATACATAAAGAATAGAATCTGCATGTGCTCCTTCTATATAATCGTGATTGTCTGAAGCAACTGCTGATGCTTGACCTGTTTCAAGTTTCACTGTCAGATCCAGCAGATGTTTGTTTCTGATTAAAGGTCTGATCCCTATTTTTTTCCAATCAATCAACTTATGCCATTTGTGTATTTCTGGCCAAAGATATTTAGTCAGTTGCCTCCAGGCAGATGCTGTGGTTATGACTTTCCAATCTTTTCTTCTGTCTCTCGTCAGAATAAACCACCAAATTGCCCATGCTGCAAATGCTGTTTTTCCTGCTCCGTGCAATGTTCTGATTGCTGCTCTCTTCTCTTTCTGAAGTCCTTCTGCAGCCAGCAATTGATATCTGGCTGGTTGTATTTTCTTGGCCGGATTCCAAAGAAAACATTCTCTGATAAAACCTGGAAGATCATGATAAAATCTTTCTTGGAAAACTTCATAAGATCCAACCAACTTAATCAGCTCCATCTTCTTTTTCGGAGAAAGCTCAACCCATGACTTCTGAAAGTCTTCAAAATTGACCAAAGATTCCATCAAGCTCCTTATTCCTTTGAATAATTGCTCTGGATCTGAATCACCGCCATGAAACGCTGATAAATCTCAGGCAGACCAAACTGATATTGTTCATTTCCATGATCAAGCAAAGAACCATCAGACAAGAATTGTATAGGATTATACAAACCAAGAATTTTTGATCGCTGCTCGATACATCTCTCTACACCTCTCAAAAATTCTGGATTTCCATCTCTCTCAATCTCTCTCTCTTGCAACTCTGTTTCTATGAAAACAGTTCTCTCTTCAGGCACCAAATTTCCATTTTCATCAACAATCATGTTGCCTGTTGGAAGAACACCTCGCTCACTTTTCTTTGTAGTCTGCTTGCTTTTCAATAAACTTTTATGCCAAGCTCTCCAATATTCAGACTCCAATGCATCAAGTTTGGCAAGCTCTTTGGCTTTCAATTCGTTTATGTTTTTAAAAGTCTTTTTCTGCCATATGCTCTGAGCTGTAGAAATTATGTGATAAATTCCACCTTCAGACAACTTGTATTTTGCACCAGTCCTTATCTTCCATTCTCTTATTATCTCTTTTGCCTTATATCCCTGGAAGTAAAGAGATGATACAATTGACATATCTCTAACAATTTCCAACTTTGTACGCTGGGAGAATCGAGTTGTGATTTTTGTTTGAATAGTTGAATCATCAAAATTTCCAGGAATAAAATCTTCTGAATTTTCAGAATATAAATTTCCAGAATCTTGATTATTTATCAGATCAGTTCCTTCTTCAGACATCAGAAAATCCTTGCAAAATAATTAAATTTTAGAGCATTATTGGTTAAACAAATAGACCGCTTGCAAGCAGTTTTTGACGTATTTTGTTTGTTAGTCTGAACACTTCTGGATGCTTCACCAGATTGTACAAGTGCGAAGGTGACACTTTTGTCTTTACAGAAACAGCGATATATCCAATTCCAGACACCAACCCAGTCAACTTTAAGATGATTTGCTCATTATCCATTTTATTGCCTCTCAATAATAAATCAGTTTTAAAATAATAAAAAAAGTATTGTATTGAAAACTTTTTCCAAAATGAATCAACCGTTATAAAAATTAGTTATAAAGTTATTTTTCGGAGGCAGTTTTTTCTATATTTCGATTTTATACCTATCTTTTCTATATATATACACTTTAATATATATATTCCTTTCTTTCTAACCTCCTATAAAAAAATAACTTTATAACTAATAAAAAAAAAAAGGACTGATTTATAAGGATTTAACGTCATTTCATGCATATACAATTAGTTATTTTTTCGAGAAACATAGTTATTTTTTGATGTGAAATAGTTATTTTTTCTCTTAGAAAATAACTAAAATCAGTTAAAACATCATTCCAATCTTCGCAAAATTGGAAAAATTTAACGTGAAAAGTATTGGGTCACACGTTATAAATTTCACTGTAAAATGCAGCATAGTTAGTTTTTTAGTTATTTTTTCAGCCTTATTAGTTATTTTTTGAGTGAAAAAATCAGAAAAAATAACTATGTTTCTCGAAAAAATAACTAATTATATGTATGGTTGATACGTTAAATTTCTTATGCAACTTATATATAAATGTTTGAAATAAAATTTTGAATAGTTTATTTTTTTTTTAAATTCTAATAATTGAGACAAAAACATTTTTTATCCGTGGAAAAAGACCTTAAATTAGAAGACCAATCAGACTCAAGCTCAGACAAGGAGATCTTAATGTGTGGATTCCTGCATGGAATTAGATGACATTCTTTCTCGTCTTCCGAAAGCCAAGAAATTAAATTCTGGAGCTTTTCAAGCCAAATGCCCTTCTCATGATGACAGAAAAGAATCTTTGTCCATAACCTTCAAATCTGGCAAAGTTCTTTTATATTGTCACGCTGGATGCAGTTATGAGTCTATCATGAGCGCATTGGGATATCAGAAGCACGATCCTTCGGAAATTGTTTTTTATGATTATGTTGACAAGAGCGGCAATTTACTTTTCCAATCTGTAAAATTCACAAATCCAAAAGATTTCAGACAAAGACGACCGGATGGGAAAGGAGGATGGATCTGGGATTTAAAAGGTGTTCAATCTGTTTTGTATAAATTGCCTTTGGTTAATCAAGCCATCCAATCTGGCAGGATTGTTTTTCTGGTTGAAGGAGAGAAAGACGTAGAGACTCTGATCAGACAGGGATTGATTGCCACAACAAATCCGATGGGTGCTGGGAAATGGAAGCCTGAATACACAGATTCTTTGGAGAACGGACATGTTGTCATCATCCCTGATAATGATGAACCAGGATATAAGCATGCCGAACTTGTCGCATCTTTGCTTCTGGGAAAAGCGAGATCTGTGAAGATTTTAAAATTAGATATCGGTGAATTTGGCAACAAGAAAGATGTTTCTGATTGGATGAGTGAAAAAGGCGATTCGGAGCAATTGAAAAAATTAGTTAAAGACACTCCAGTTTTAGTTGCTCAGGACGGAGACGGAGCAGATTCAGGACTGGCTGATTTGCTGACCCAGGACGATTCATTTTTCCCATTGACTGATCTTGGCAATGCAGAGAGATTTCATGCAGAGCATGAGCAATATGCGAAATATAATTACACTTTGGACAAGTGGTTATTCTGGAATGGCCGAAATTGGGAAGTCGATTTGAATGGAAAGGTGATTCGTTTTGCTCGGCAGACAGTTCGGAACATTCAATTGGAAGCAGCTGAGAGCACCAGCCGAGAGCAGAGAAGAGCAATTTTGAAGCACGCTATAAATTCAGAGGCATCAGCCAAAATAAAATCAATGGTTGATCTTGCTAAAAGTTTTGTCAGCATCGCTTCAACCTCTGATGATTATGATACATTTCACAATTTATTTAATTGCCAAAATGGAATTTACGATTTAGAATCAATGAAATTTTTCCAGCATGAAAAGAATTTCCAAATTACTAAAATATCAAAAGCTCATTATCAGCCAGACGCAAAAGCACCAAACTTCCAATCATTCCTTAATAAAATTTTCAATTCAGATTTAGAACTTATTAAATTCATCCAGAAATCAATTGGCATATCTTTAACCGGATACACAGACGAGCAAGTGCTTTGTTTTGCTTATGGCATAGGAGCGAATGGAAAATCAACCTTTTTCGAAATGGTTAGATTATTACTCGGAGATTATTTTCAGAAGTCACCAACAGAGATGCTCTTGGCAAAAAACAATGATGGAGGAATAAATAATGATGTGGCAAGATTGGTTGGATCAAGATTTGTTGTAGCTGCTGAATTGCCAAGCAGCAAAAGATTAAATGAACAGATCATAAAGGATTTGACTGGTGGAGATGTTATTACAGCCAGATTTCTACACAGAGAATTTTTTGAATTTATGCCAACTCACAAGTTGTGGATTTACGGAAATCACAAACCACAGATCAGAGATACCGATGAAGGCATATGGCGGAGAGTTGCTTTGATTCCTTTCGAAATTCAGATTCCACAAATCGATAGAATTCCACAGAGAGAAATTCTGGCGAAATTTGAATTAGAGCTCAGTGGAATTTTGAATTGGGCGATTGAAGGATACAGATTGTATAAAGAGGAAGGATATACAAAGCCTGATATTGTACAGATTGCAACTCAAAAATACAGATCAGAGAGTGATTACATAGGAGCTTTTATTTTTGAAATTTGCACAGTGAGAGAAGATGCAAGAGTTTCTTTGAAGCAACTTTATGAAGTTTTTGGAGTATGGGCAGAAGAGAATAAAGAATATGTTCCAAAGAAAAGAGAATTCAGAAAGACATTAGAGGAAAGAGGATTTAAAATTCAAGCTGGAACAGCCAATAAGATAGTCGTCCAGGGCATAGGTGTCAAAGAAGATACCGGACTTTTAGAGCAAGCAAATAAAAAAGAGCAAGATGATGATCTCTTTCGATGAGAAAAAATTTTTTTTTATTTTTTTTATTTTTTCCTTTACTTTTTGAAAGATGTTTTTATATTTCTGGTGTTGATGAAATAAACCAGAAACAAGGAGAAAGAAATGAAGAATGAGAAGCCATCGACTATTATTACAACTTTTCAGTTGAAGAGAATTAAAGAAAGTCGGAGAAATCCGACTTTCTATTCTTAGGAGAGTCTCATGATTTCTACAGACATAAGAGGAACTCTTTTCAGCCCAATCCGGGTTGACAATTTCAATTTCCCTTGCGGATGGGTGCTGCCTGGAGGCTCTTTCTATGGCTGCGGATTCGCAGAGCACGAAGCAGTTCTTGATACACATTTCGATTCCATGACCATAGAGCAGGCAGAGGAATTTGGTTGGCTGAGAATAACAAAAATGGCACCATATTTCCAGATCCAAAAAAGAATGACAATCCGACAGATGAACACTGTGATTGATTATTATCTACACAACAACAAACTTGGCATATTGAAAAAATTTCAAGAATTCGTAAAGGAAAATACATGAAAATAGACGATGCATATATCAATTGCCCTGTTTCTGGTTTTATTTTCAGAAGATCCAAACCATTCGATGTTTATAAGATCAGAGAAAATAGATTGTCTGATTTGAAACTTCAGCTTCCTTTGGCTGATTTGAAAGCCAAGGACTGGAGTTTTGTTTTATCTGAATTTGAAGTTGAATCTGAATTTGAAGCTGAATCTGAATCTGTAGTTGAAATGTTTCGGAGGATAAATTGAAAGTGTCATCAGACCAGTATGAAAATATGAAATTCTGTCCGATATGTGGCAGGGTCTGGGAAAGTTATTCAATGAGCGGAAAATTCAAATTTGATTATTTCGAGCACATAAC